AAAAAAAGATGTAGAGTTACTAGGCATTGACAAGTTTACTCGTGAAGTGTTAAAATACTGTAAGAGTAAAACAGAATTATCATACTATGAAGCAAAGTATCAGTTTGATAATGATGTGTTATTAGATAAGGTTAAATGGTATAATGCATGGATATCAGTAAAAGTCAGAAGATTTCAATAAATAAAAGTGTAGTTCACGATGTTGACGCATCCAACTACTCTAACAGTTTATATGGAACTATCAGCATGATATATTTATATCTAAAAACACATAACTCTACTGGTTTAAAATATCTCGGTAAGACTATTTCCAATGATCCTTATTCATATCAAGGATCAGGCAAAGTTTGGAAAAGACATATTGAAAAACATGGGTATGATGTCACTACTGAAATTTTATGTGAGACAAACGACCCTACCAAACTTAAAGAAGTTGGTATATTTTATTCAAATTTATGGAATATAGTGGAATCCAAAGAGTTTGCTAATATAATTCCCGAAATGGGTGATGGTGGGACTCAATTATGGACTAAAGAAAGTAGAGAAAAACTGTCAAATTCTATTAAAGGTAAAAAGCATAGTGACGAGACAAAGAAAAAATATTCAGCCGCGCAACAAAAGCAAGCACCATACTTAAGTAAAAAAGTAAAAGAATATTTGTCAATACCTGAAAATTATATAAAAAGATGTGAACAACTAGCATCTAATTGGGATAGACCAGAACATCGTGAAAAAATGTCCAAGAAAATATCAGCATTAAAATGGTGTAACGACGGCATTAGTAATTACAGAAAACTTATTATTCCAGAAGGAATGGTATCAGGAAAATTAAAAAATAAAAGTAAAGCACCTTAGTAAATCAAAAATTTTTCAGTCAACTATCACTACCGCACCAACTCGGAAAGTAGTTATGTTTACTGCGAAACTATTAAATCATTATATAAAGCATCATACAAACCATTAGACAGGCATCAACAAGCAAAGTTAGGGGAAGCCCGAAACTATTGTCGGAACCAGTGAAACCCTGGGAGGCATCACACTGACAGCGTTTGGTCGAGACAGCTCGACCCCCGTTGAGGATTGGTGAGAGACCCAATTCGGATAGAAGAGGCGCAAGCTTACTCGGGTGTCAAAGGCAAAAGCCAACTTAAGGCAACAAATGGTTTGGGCAACGTGAAAAAGATACGACCCATGCTTATAGGACTTCGATTTATTATGGGGTTACTAGGGTTCCGTTGATATGTGAAGCTAGAGTAGGGGGTACCGGTCAACCGCCTC